CACACAGCTATATTTAATCCTGCATTAACACGTGCTGCTAAAGAAAAGTTTAGTGAGTTAGTAGAAGATATAAAAGAAGTACAAGAGCCTAGTAAAGAAATAGCTGAAGATATAATGCGGACTTTATCTGATAGAGATCTTGCACAAAGAATAGCAGTAGAAGCTACTGAGATATTTAATGGTAAGGAAGCAAACTTTACAGAGATTAGTGGTATGATAGACAAACATAAGACTAATATATTAGAAGATAAAGAGCCTGCTGTTACAAAAGATGTAGAAAAAGTTATAGAACTATTAGATGTTACTACTAGGTGGAAATTTAATATACCTGTATTAAAAGAAAATGTAGGTGGTATTGGTGGTGGTAATCTGATGATAGCATTTGCTAGACCAGAGACAGGTAAGACTGCTTTTTGGGTTAGCTTATGTGCAGGACCTGAAGGTTTCTGCTCACAGGGTGCTAATGTTCATGCGTTTATTAATGAAGAACCAGCAATAAGAACTCAGATAAGAGCCATATCAGCTTATACAGGTATGACTAGAGAAGAGATACTATTAGATAAGGCATTAGCACAGAGGTATTGGTCTGATATAAAAGATAATATATCTATGTTTGATACTGTTGATTGGTCTATAGAGGATATAGA